GGTTAGGATCACCAACAACAATGGACAGGCCACCTATGACTACTTAGTCATAGCCCCAGTTAAAAAAGAATAAGGGCGACCTGTTCTTCCACAGCACCCAAAGGAGACAAAATGGAAGAAAACAACCAAGAGATCCAAGAGCAGGATCAAACAACCGAGGCTCTTCTCGAGCCTACACCTTATCGAAATAAATACAAAAAAGATTTAGATAAGGAAGAAACAGAAGATACAGCTACCGTTTCAAAGGACACATCTGATGAAGATGCGACTCCAGATGAAGAACGCCCTGTAGATGCTGAAGAGAAAGTGTTTAAGAAACGTTATGACGATCTTAAACGACATTACGATTCTACTTTAGTAAAACACAAAGAACAAGTAAATTCACTTGAGTCTCAACTAAAAGAGAATGTTGACAAGATAAACTTACCTAAAACTAAAGATGAGGTAGATGCATGGAAACAAAAGTATCCTGACGTTTATGATATTATTGAAACTATTGCATATACCAAAGCTGAAGAAAAAGCTAAGAAGGTTGAAGCCGATCTTAAAAACTTAGAGACTGAGCAAATAGCAGTCAAACAAGAGAAGGCAGAAGTCGAACTAGCTAGATTACATCCTGATTATCAAGACCTTAGAAAGAACGAAGACTTTCATAAGTGGGTAGATGAGCAAGATGATGTAATTAAAGGTTGGTTATATAGTAATGCAACTAATGCAAAATTAGCAGCTAGAGCAATAGACTTATACAAATCAGATAAGAATATTACAAAGCAAAAATCTAATTCTAAGTTAGAAGCATCAAAGTCAGTAACCTCTACTAGTAAAAAAGATGTAGACGCAAGCGTAAAGAAAGTTTGGAAGGTTAGTGAGATTAGTAAATTAAAGCCAGCTCAATTTGAAAAATTTGAGAAGGAAATAGATCTTGCTAGAAAAGAAGGTAGAATTGTCAATGGTTAATCTTTAACAATCTTATAGGAGGATTATTATGGCAATATCAAAAGCGGCAGGTTACGATAACCTACCTTCAGGTAATTTTTTACCTATTATTTACAGCCAAAAGGTCCAAAAGTTCTTTAGAACTGCATCAGTCGTAGAAGACATTACTAATACTGACTATGCAGGAGAGATTGAAGCCTACGGAGATACTGTTAACATTATTAAAGAGCCAACAATTAGCGTAAGTTCCTACACAAGAGGTGGGCAGATCAACATCCAAAACTTAGCGGATGATCAGCTACAACTTACAGTAGACCAAGCTAATGCGTTTGCATTTAAAGTTGACGATATCGAAGAAAGACAATCTCATGTGAACTTTGAGGCTTTGGCAACATCTTCTGGAGCATATGCTCTAAAAGATTCTTACGATGAAAATGTTATAGCAGCAATGGTATCAGGTGCAGGTACAACTATCGGTTCAGATGGTTCAGGTACAGACACTGGTTTTGGTTCATCCGAAACAGATCCATTAGAAATCATGGCGAATGCATCTAAAAGATTACACGGAAACGATGTACCTTTTGAGAACAGATGGTTCTTAGCTAGCCCTGAATTCTATGAGGCTCTAGCTAGTTCATCATCTAAGCTACTAGACGCATCTGTCACTGGTGATGCAGCATCCCCTCTACGAAATGGTAGAGTAATGGATGGTATCATTCAGGGTTTCAGATGTTATATGACTAATAACTTTGCAGCTTCTTCAACATCAAATTACTTTAAAGTATTATTTGGTCACATGTCTTCAACTGCTACTGCTAATGCAATTGCAAAAACAGAAGTAGTAAGAGACCCTGACTCATTTGCTGATATAGTAAGAGGTTTGCATGTGTTTGGCAGAAAGGTACTTCGTTCAGAAGCACTTATGGTTAGACATTTATTAATAGACTAATAGGAGGATAAATTAAATGGCAACAGTAGATAAAACAACTGGCGGAACATCAGGACATCCTTCTACTAGAAGGAAACCTTACTTCGTTGAAAACACAATAGACTTTGATGTATTCAACCCAGAAGCTAATGACGTAGTACAGGCTTTAAATGTACCTGCAGAAACTTTAGTTATCAATGCAGGATTAGAAGTCTTAACAGCTTTATCGGGTTCTGTCACTTTAGATTTAGGTGATGGCGGAGATGTAGATAGATATGTCGATGGTGACACAAACGCAGTAGGACATGCCACTACAGTGGCTAATGCTTCCAACTCAGGACATGTATATGCAACAGCAGATACAATTGACGTAACAGTCCTTGGAGCAACAGCAGCAGTAGGTAAAGTGCGTGTTTATGCAGTAATGTGTGATGTAAGCGGTTCAGACGAAACTGCTTCTAACTCATCATAATAATATATAATAGGGGGGAGTCATACTCCCCCTTTTTAACATGAAAGAAAATAAAGTTTGGAATCTTACAAACACACAAGTAGTAGAAACTACTGATGAAGATTTAAAAAAAAGATTAGAAGAATTAGAAAATAAAGTAAAAGAATTAGAAAGTAAATTGGAGGCAATAGCATTTCTTAAATAATGGCAACATACTTAACATTAGCAAATAGAGTTTTAAATGATTTAAATGAAGTAGAACTTACTTCTGCAAATTTTTCTAGTAGCAGAGGAGTACAAACATCAGTTAAAAACTTTGTTAATAGAGCCTTGCATGATATATATAATGAACTTGAAGAATTGCCAAGTTTACATAAAGAAACATTTCAAGATACAAATGCAGGTCAAAGAGAATATGATTTACCAACAGCAGATTCTCCTCAGTCAGGAGACTTGCAATGGCGTAAAATAGACTGGGATACATTCTATTTAAAACCAAAAGAATTAATTACTAATGGTGAGTTCACATCTAATATAAGTAATTGGACTACAATAGCAGGAGCAGGTAGTGCAGCTTATAATAGTGGTGGTAATGGTAGATTAAGATTAAATGATTTTGCAGCTCATCAATCATTTAGCACTAGAGTTAATACAGAATACAGATTACAAATAAGAGTATTTGATTCTAATAGCACAGGACAAGCTTTAAAAGTACAGGTAGGGACTGCAGCAGAAGGTACACAAAATTTAAATACAACATTAACAGTTACAGATTTTGGAGAAGGTGAAGTATTAGATACTACATTTACAGCTACATCTCAAACAACATTTATAACTTTAAATAACCCTAGCACAGCTACTAACATGGATGTAGACTATGTAAGAGTTTCTAGAAACATAGGACCCAAAAGATTAAGATATATATCTTATGATGATTATGTTAGACAGTATGCAGAAAGAGATAAAACAAATTTAAGTTCAGCACAAGGTGAGCCTAAGTATATATATAAAACACAAAGTGGTAAATTAGGTTTATCGCCTGTTCCTGATAGAAGTGATTATTCTATAGTGTATGAATATTTTAAAGAGCATACTGAATTATCTGCTCATGGAGATACTCCTGATTTAGATGATAGGCATGCAGATTTAATTGTAACAAGAGCAAGATACTATGCATATAATCTTAGATCTGATCCTGATCATGCTATGATAGCACAAAAAGAATTTAAAGACGGTATGAAAAGATTAAGATCTGATTTAGTTACAAGACAGGAATATATGCGTGATGAAAGAGTTAATCTAAGATACTATGGCAAAGGTATAATGTAATGCCAAATACATCGCAAATTGCACCTACAGTTGTAAGTTGTTTTGGAGGTCTAGTTTTAAACAAAGATGTATTCTCTATGAGACCTGGAGAAGCTTTACAATTAACAAATTTTGAACCTGATATAGCAGGCGGATATAAAAAAATACTAGGCACTACAAAGTATAATACAAATATAGTACCTCAAGTTTCTTCATCAAGTGAGATTGTAGATATGGTGGCTATATTTAATGATGTAGTTTTAGCAGCTCGTGGTGGTACAATATCTCGTGCAGGAACATCAGGTAGTTGGACATCTGTAGTCACAGGTAAAAGCACAGCTAATCGTTATGACTTTGAAAGATATAATTATAACGGAACAGAAAAGATAATGATAGCTACAGGTGGTGATGCAGCTTTTAGTATAGATACTAGTTTTAATGTAGATGTAATAAATGCAACAGATGGTGGAACTGCACCAACTAATCCTAAGTTTGTAGCATCTTTTAAAAATCATATGTTTTATGCAGGTATGTCAAATGCTGTATCCACAGTACAGTTTTCTGGACCTTTTACTGAAGATGATTTTAATACAGGTGCAGGCACAATAAAAGTAGATACAACTATAGTTGGGCTAAAAGTTTTCCGTGAAGAATTATTTATATTTGGTGAAGATAGAATATTTAAAATAGCAGGATCATCAAGTTCTGATTTTGTTGTAGTCCCTGTTACTAGAAAGATAGGATGTGTCGATGGTAAGAGCATTCAGGAATTAGGTGGTGACTTAATCTATTTAGCACCTGATGGTCTAAGAACTATTGCAGGTACAGAAAGAATTGGTGACGTAGAATTAGGAACAGTATCTAAACAAATACAAGATAGAATATCAGATATAGGAACTGATAACATTACTTCTACAATTATAAGAAGTAAATCACAGTATAGACTATTCTTTCCACAAACTGCTGAAACAGAAATATTATCAAAAGGTATTGCAGCAGTATTAAAAGCAAACCCGGAAACAGGAACATTAGGATTTGAATATGCAGATATAAAAGGCATAAAGCCATCATCTACTGATTCATTTTTTATTAGTGATGTAGAAACAATAATACATGGTGCATATGATGGGTATGTATATAAACAAGAATCTGGTGGAGTTTTTACAAGAGCAACAGGCTCAGACACAATAAGAGGATTTTACAGATCTCCTGATATGCCTTTAGGAGATCCTGGCATAAGAAAAAGTATGCAAAGAGCATTAGTTAACTATAAAGTTAATGAAGCTATAGATACAACAAATCAAACATTTAGACTACGATATAATTTTGATGATACTAATACACCACAACCCGATTCATATTCGTTTTCATCTGCACAGGTGGCAGCGTTTTATAACAGCGGTGTATATGGAGTATCAGCTTTTGGTTCTTCAGGATTCCCTTTAGAAAGAGTATCAGTAGAAGGATCAGGATTTGTGGTAGCATTTAAACTAGAAGATCAAAGTTCAAAACAAGCGTTATCATTACGAGGTTTTGAGTTAGAATATGTTAATGGAGGAAGGAGATAATGGGGGCAACCTATACAAGACAAAGTAGTAGTAGTATTGCAGACGGCTCAGTAATTGAAGCATCTCATTTTAATAATGAGTTTGATCAATTATTAGCAGCCTTTGCTTCTAGTACAGGCCACACTCATGATGGGACTGATGCAGAAGGCGGTCCGATAACAAAGTTATTAGGTAACACCCTAACCTTTGGTGCAGGCACAGCAGGAACAGATATTACAATTACCTTTGATGGTGAGACTAATGATGGTGCATTAAAATGGATGGAAGACGAGGACTATTTTGAGTTCTCAGATGATATACTTGTAGCTAGCACAGAAAAATTACAATTTAGAGATACAGCAATATATATAAATTCATCTACAGATGGACAATTAGATTTAGTAGCAGATACTGAAATACAGATAGCAGCCACTACAATAGATATTAATGGTAATGCAGATATATCAGGAAACCTAGGAATAGGTGGTAATCTAACAGTTACAGGAACTACAACATTTAATGGTGGCACATTAACTCTTGGTGATGCTAATACTGATAATATTGTTTTTGGTGGAGAAGTAGATTCTGATATTATACCTGATGATGATGATAGTCATGATCTAGGATCATCAAGTAAAGAATGGAAAGATTTATATATTGATGGTACTGCATATATAGATGCTCTTAATTTAAATGGCACAGCAGTTACATCAACAGCAGCTGAACTAAACTTACTAGATGGTGTCACAGCAACGACATCAGAACTAAATATTTTAGATGGTGTAACTTCTACAGCATCTGAATTAAATTTAGTAGATGGTATTACAGCAGGAACAGTATCTGCATCAAAAGCAGTTATTGTAGATTCTAATAAAGATTTGACAGGTCTTAGAAATTTAACAATATCAGGAGACCTAACAGTATCAGGTGATGATATTACTATGGGTACAAATACTGCAGGTAATCTTCTTATTGCAGATGGTACAAACTTTAATTCTGTAGCTGTAGGTTCTTT